GCCGTAGCAAAAGCGTCACCAGTAGCCCAACGATACACCGAAGCAGCATCAGACAAATACAGGTCTTTACCCCAAACAGCAGAAGCCATACCATCAGCATTAGTAGCAACAACATCATTACCAGACGAATACTGCAACTTAGAGAAGTTGCCACCAGTAGAACTATAAACATTAGTGGCGGTAAACAACATAAGTTTGTTTGTTGCACCATAAAAAGGTGTAATTCTACGGGGTGTCCAAGTGCCCACCACCGCAGTAGTGTTTAACTGGCGTTGCGCACCACGAGAAAACACTCCACCTCGTGGGTCAATTTCAACATTCAACATTTTAGGTGACTCAAAGTTAGCCAACTGAAACTGGTCGGCACGAAAGTTTATGCCACCAGTAAAATCAGACACTTCAACAATGTTTAAACCAGCCATTAATACTGGCTCCAATCAAAGTTCCGTCCCAAAGTAGCCGTCCAACCATTAAAGGTTGGACGACCCTTAGTACGACCAGCAGACACAATAGTGTAAGCATGACTAGTTGGCTTAGTAACATTTGCTCTAGCCAACTGAACACCTTCATCAAAAGCCCGTTTATAAACCTCTGCCATAGCCGCATCTTCCAAACTTTGGAAAATGCGGGAACAAGCATAATAAACTAAAGCAAAATGCAAATTAGGGCTAGCATCCACAGCACCACCAGTAGTAGCCCAATCAATCGGCTCACGATAACCACGAGCCGTCAAAGTCCGAACCGTACTCGGCTTAGGAAACAAATGTATCTTCCCCTGCCACACAGCATAAAACAGTGGGTCACCAGAAGTATCATAAGTACCCAAATATGTTTCCTCAAGAGTGTCATACCCAACCATTTCCAAACGCTTACCAATACCCGTAGCGTCCGTAATAGAAACAACACTAGCAATAGGGTCAGCCGTCAACGCCGAAATTGTGTAAGCCCTCTGGTTGGCAACCGTAGCAAAAGTAAACGAAGTTTCCAGAAAAGTCCAACGCTGCTCCAAATCTAAAATACGGTAATAACCGTCACGAATATAAAAATTTAATAGCGAATCGGACAGGTCCTCGGTGTCAAGGTCAGTGATGTCTCGGACTGTGCTACGCAAAGTAGCAGCAGTCATCGTTTGGTAAGCCATTATGACTCCTTAATAGATTTGGTGGTTTTGCGGGAATGACCCACACAGAGTTCTTGTCCACGCACCCGATTGGCTCCACAAGTATCATCGTTGCCCGTACATTTGTCGCCACGACCAATGTACGGTCCACTAGCAGACGCAGGTTTAGCACCCGCTACTGCACCAGCAGGGCGGTTACCATAAACAGGTACACCATATAAGGAATGGGCGGGGACAGAGTTTTTAATCATCACTCATAAGGGAATTGTTCCCCGCTACTTACTGTTTTGACTCTCCACAAACAATCTAAACAAATTTTTTATGTCATTAGGCAACATACCACCAACAACTTTTGCTCCAGTTTGACCAGTTTTCTTTGCTGCCTTATAACCTGCACCCGCACCACCAATAGGCAAAATAGCCATCAAAAGATTAGCCAAATTACCAGAACCACTAGCAACACTTTGTTTAGGTTTAACCAAATTGTATGCAGAGTCAGCACCAAACAGTTGACCCACACCAGTATTAGCCAATGCCTCTACACCTTTGCCAGCCTTAGCAGCATACGCTTGGGTTTGCGGACCAAGACCAAACATGCTTTGACCAGCACCCATAGGAGGAACCTCAATGTCCGATGCCTCTTGAAACAAATCCTTGGATTTCTGACCAACAGCCTGAGATTCAATAAATTTTAAAATAGCCCCAATATCAAAACCAGATTTTTTACCCTTAGGTTTTTTGACAGCCATAACTATCTACTTAGGCTTATTTTTTTTGATATCCTTACGGACTTGCTTGGCACGATTAGCGTTCCTAGAATCTCGGCGTGCTTTAGCCTCCGCAGAGTTCCTACCGCCAGCCTCTTTATACGCTTTGGCACGGTCCGCACGGCGTGCAGCATCCCTGATGGCTTTAGCCTCATCAGCGTTCTGTCTAGCACCCATACCTCTACCTCTGGCGGTAATACCTCGTGAACGGGCTTGTTCAGCCATACGGCTGCGAACGGTGGACGCACCTTTGGCAGCCTCGTCAGCATAATACTGTCTGCCGCTAAGTTTGCCCCATTCTTTAGCCAACTGATTCTGACCCTTTTTGCTTTCCAACATTCGTTGGCTACGCATTTCTAGTTGACGGGCAGCCTCTAATGCTTTTTTGCGTGCTTCACTTGCTTTTGTTATCCCAAACTCACGAACCAATTTTTCCTGAGCCTTACGGCGTTCAGCATCACCTGCTGCAGCAGCCGTCCTCTTAGGCGTTGGTGGTTTCTTACCTGCACCACCAGCCGCAGTCTTAGCAGCCTTACTGGACTTTTTGGCACCCTTTTTTGCAGCCCTACGAGCAAGCGCAACACCACCTTTAGCAATGTCATCAAACGGAATTTTCATGGACGCATACCACCCTTGTAACCTTTGTAAACACCCTTAGAACCGAAACGCTTCTCATGTTGAATCGTTTGGCGTGCAACATTACTAGTAGCCTTGGCTGACTTGACAACACTTTTACCCATACCACGCTGAGTTTTAAAGATTTCTTTTGCAGCCTTAAAACCAACTTTGATTATGTCATCAACACCGTTGGTCATTTGAATAGCAGGTTTCTTAGCCATTACTTAGGATACACTTTCTTAAATTGTTTTTTTGTTAACGACTGATTTTTGGGAAACTCTGTACCTCTAGTTTTTTTTCCACGCTTTAAAGAACCATAAGTGTCACCATACGCATTTTGCATAACATTCTTTCTACCCTTTACAGCCTTTGATGCAGAAGTAATAACACCGTCACCTAATGTGCGCCTAGCACCATAACGGTTAATCAGTTTTGCGCCACCTTTAATAATGTCATCAATACCGTTCGTCATTTGAATAGCAGGTTTCTTAGCAGCCATAACTAGTAGCCCATTCTTTTCATTTGTTTTGGTTTCATTGCCTTTTTAGGACCCATTTGTTTTGGCTTTTTCTTCATTGGACCAACATTATAAGGCTCGGTATCACTGCCAGCAAAACTAGGATGCTTCAGTCCCTTTTTTTAGGTCCTGCCATTGTGCGACCTGATGACTTTGGTGGATATGGTGGGGGCTTAGCCATTATGTTCTCCTAGATTCATAAACATTTATAAACATTATTATAGAAATGGGTGTGGAACCAAAGGTCCCACACCCATAACTATTTTGTTCCGTGCGGGGAACTACTTACGCTACTGCGCCGCCTGAACTCATGCGGTACAACTGACATGCTGTGGTTGAAGTTACAACAGCAAGGAAGGTTGCTGAACAACCGTCAAACACTGTCATACGACCTCCACCCGTAATTGTCCAACCAGTGTTGGTTGTTACAACAATTTCAAAGGCAGAAGCCAAGTTAATAATTGTGAACTCAAACGATGTTCCAACTGCTTCATCTGTCAAAGCAGCAATTACAAGTGCTGCTGTTGGAAGGGTGAAGGTTCGGTCTGCCGTTGGTGTTTGCACAAACAACTTGCTATCAATAAGTTGTGCTGCTGTTGGTGTTGCTGCAGCATCGGTCAAAGCAACCGCAGTTACCTTCTCTCGTTGTGCAACATATGTTTCTAGACGCTTACGGGTTACCGCACCATCTGTATCGTTTCCTTTTAGTGGCATAATATTTCTCCTTGTTTTCTAGTAATTAACTTAGGCTGTCTTAGCGGTCAGTTTGCCTTGCTTGGCACGGTTACGGACCGTGAGGTTACCGTAACACATGATGAGCGCATAGCGTGCATCCAAATCTTCTGGACGAATAAATGCGGTCTGGTCAAACCACTTGCTTGTGTGACCAACCAAAGTTAGGTACTTGCTGTTCAAGAAAAAGAACACGCCTGCGGTGCAACCAGTGTCGTACATTACAGGAGCAGCCTTAAACAACAGGTTCTGGAAACCAGCATCTGCAGTCTTAGTGTCCGTGTAACGCAAGTTTGGTTGAAGCAAAGCCTCATACTTTTCAAACAAGGTTTGAGTTGTCAACAAGGTGTCTGGGTGGTCATTACCAACCGAAACACTGTTATACATGTTTGCCATCTGTGCAAGAGTCAACGCTGTAGCAGTGTTTTCTTCTTTGGACTGCCACCACGAATATGCACTGGAGTCAATGTTTCCAACAGTGTTACCTGATTCAACCAAGTTACCAAGACCGTTCCAGTCCTTGGACGAGTTGCCAGTACCATCAGCAAAAAACATTGTGTTGAAACCTTCACGCATTGATTCCTCAGCCTGCATGATTTTGGCTTCCAACAAGTTGATGATTTGTTCCTCACCATTGTTTTTGGCTTCTTCAATACCAGAAATTGAAATGGACGCAGCATACTGCTTCCATTCAAACTCTGCAGCCGAAATACCTGTTTGCGGTGCAAGGTTAAGGGTGTCATAACCACCGTATGAACCAACAGTGCCGTTCAAACCGTAAATCAGTGGTTCAACAATTTTTGTTCCGCCATTAAGCATGCGAATACGACCCTTTTCCATAAGGGTGTAAGTCAACGGGCGTGCCGTAAAAATGTTGTCTGTGAGTTGGTCACGATAATTTGCCAGCGTTGTGCTGAGCAAGGTATCAAAGTTGCTGTTTGCCATAATGTTTTTCCTTTAAAAGTTTGTTTAGTTAATGTTAATCTGCGCCCATAGAGCGTTTGGCTGCTTTCCAAGCCTCGCTGACGCTGGTGATAGGTTGAAAGTTTTCGCTAGTGGTATTGCTTGTAGCGGACGAACCACCCGACACAACACCTGCTTGCCGTTTTGCAGCAACAACACCATCAGTGTTTTGTTGCTGCTTCTCGGCTGCTTTTCTT